ATTTCAGGATCTGAATCATAATAGTAATCCATATCACCTTTCATTACTTTTAAGCCATTGAATGGATCAGGATCCCAACCAAGTTCTTTTACGGTTTCCATATCCATTTTGCCGTTGTACCATTCCCACTTTTGTTTTAGCAATGTCTTTTGCGTAAACTCTGCACGTTTAAGCAGAAGCTTGCAATTAGCCAGCTTTTCAAGATATTTGGCGTGAAGAAGTGGAGTTTTACGTGAGTCTTCGTCAAGCTGCATAGTAAGTTTACTATCTTCTGACCAATCGGTCAGGACATCTTTCAAGTCAATCATAATATATCTCCGTTTATAGTTATATCTATACTAAATCAAAGTAACTAAATCTAAATGCCACTTGGAATGTAATAAACTCTGTACCAGTTGCAGTAGATTCAAATTGAATATCACCTAAAGTTGTTGGCACGCATTCTTTGTACGATATTTGTTTTGTCTTATTGTTGTGGCTTGACAATATAGATATCATGATATCACTGTATGTTGGTACAGTCTTTTTTGTAAAGTTTCTTCGAAGCGATTTTACTTCTGGTACTACTAATGCTCTTCTTAGCCATTCATACATTTCATTATAAGCTGTTAAATTTTCATCAACAATCAGAGTTATCGACAACTCGTTGTAAATTAACGATGAACCAGCAAATGGCACACTAGCAACTTGTCGAAATGGCACCTCGACTGGGTTTAAAATCATTCCAGGATGTGTGATGCTTTGAGCAAAGTATTCTAAGTTAGGATAGTTTTCTCTATCTATCGTAATCTTATACGAGGTGGGTTGTAAGTAATTTAAATTTGTTGTCAAGTTAGCCATTACCTTACCATAGCCTCTCTTTGTTCTCGTTCTTCTTTAAGATCTGATTTAACTTGTTTCAGTTCTTCTTCTAATTCTCTTATTTTATGTAGCGCATCTGATAATTCTTTCACACCACGATATCCATATTCTGTATAGCTATGTGCTCCACAATAGCCATGTTCTGTAAAACTATCTTTGTCCATAGTTCTATTTATATCAATAAAAATAAAAAAAGAGGGGCAAAAAGCCCCTCTAAGTTTAAAAGAATTTTCTTATATTATGTGTCGAGGATAGCATCCACTCTGAAAATTCTGTAGTACTGGTTAGTTCTTGCAGTTGCAAGACCGTTAGCTGGAGCAGTTCCAACAAATGGATTAGAAGCCATACCGTATCTGGTTTTAAATCCGATTTTTGGTTGGAAACTGTTTTCTCCTACTGCTCGTACCATAGTTAGAGGTACGTAAGGGCAATAGAAAAGACCAGCGTCATAAGGATTAGTACCCTTATAACCAACGTTAACGTAGTCAGAAGTCGCATATGGATCGATGTAAACTTTCATTCTACCGTTAAGTGTTCCAGCGAATGTGTTTCCTGTGTCGTCCACTTGTAGGTTAGTCGACATAGCTGGTGAGTAATCCAACATACCAGAAGCTGAAAGAACAGAGGCAACGTCTGAAGAACAGACGACAAAGTTACCTTTACCTCGTCTTGTTTCTTTAGCGATTACGTTAGCTTCTCTTTCAAGCTGGACGATAAGTCCTTTGAACTTTTCAACTGACCAACGACCATCAGCGTCACTGTTCATATTGAAAAGACCTTTAGTTGTGACGTTTGCTTGTCGGCAACCAATTTTAGCTTGCTGATTCAAGGTTCTGATAACTTCACGGTTAATTTCAGCCAAAATTTCTGTTGACAAGATATTTGCCAATTCAGTTTCAGCATCTAGACCGTGGATAGCTTTCAAGTCTTGAGCAAGTTCTAAGGTGTATTCAGCTTTGAGAGCTCTTGACTTTGCAGTCACAGTGGCTTTCTCAATTGTGAATCCCATTTCAGCGAAAGCTTCACCTGAACCGTCGCCTAAAGCTTCAGCTTCTGCTGTTGAGTATGGGTCACCTATTTCTGGAATAAATGTGGCACCAGAGTCAATGATTGTTGCGTCAAGGTCTGTATCTGATACACCAGTTAAACCTGATGGGCCTTTAGTTCCGTTACCGGTTGTTGTTGAATCACCAGAAAAGTGTACTAGTGCTTCATCGAATAGAGCTTCTGTAGAACCAGCACCGTTGCTGACAGCTCCACCCTTTGTTGACTTATACTGTGACTTCATAGCAAAGATAAGACCAGTTGGTCCTGTCATTGGCTGAACACCACATACGTCGTAAGCCATTAAGTTTGGCATAGCTCTTCTTACGAGAGCGATAAGGACTGGATTCCAGTTAGCGACATTAGCAGAGTTATTGCTAGGTGCGGCTTCTGTTAGCATTCCTTCTTCGCGTAAAGCTATTTCCTGGTTTTCAAGTACAGCAGCTGTTACTGCTTTCTTGTGATGATCGTTAATGTTACCAGCAGACTCTTCATTGAGTACTGGGGCCCATTTTTCGATCAATTTATCGTAGGATATTGCAGGTTGCATATCTTGGACTCCCTAATTATTTTTTTGTTTGGGTTTTAAGAGCGTTAATGTATTGATCCATGGAACCAGAAGGTGTAGCAGATGTGTTATCATCTTCTTCATCTATCATAGTTTCATCACTCATAACTCTCTTTTTATTAAAATACGATTCCTTAATAGTTTCAACTCTTTCAGCGAAGGCTTCTTCACTGTCAAAGTCTTCGTTAACCATCAAAGAACGAAGTTTCTCAATTTGAGTTTCTGCTAGGTCAGCTGAAGCTTCACGTAGTATAGCTTCTCGCTTATAACCTTCGAGTTCCTCTTGCATAGCGATAGTCTTAGACATTTGATCGTTAAGCGTTGTTTCCAACTCTTCAACTTCATCTGCTAAGTCGTCAACTAGGTCGACTTTAGACTCAGGTACTTCGATGTATGATTCGGTGAATAGATCCTTAAGATTATTCATGAACTTTTCGGCAATCTCTGTTCTGAGACCTGATTGGACAGCAAGTTTATTTTCTTCCATCCAGTTTTCAACTACGTAGTTAAGATAAGAATCTACCTTATCTACGAGTCCAGTTTTGGTTTCCGTAACAGCTTCAGCTAGTTCAGATTCGTATTTTTCCTCAAGACGGTCAATCTCTTCAGACAGCTTCGTCGTGACAGCTGAATTAAAGATTGTTTCGGCTTTAGATCTAAACTCTTCGGAAAGAGTTGCTTCGTTATTTACGAGAGCATCTAGATCTTCCTTCCAGTTACCTTCATAGTTGAAATCAGCTTCGTCATTTGATTCAACTTCATCAGATGACCCTTCAGCCATCATAGAGGAATTAAGCTTAGCAATATCTTCTCTTGTCATACCATTTAGTTTTTGGTAGATATCGTTGATCATGCCAGCTTTTGTTAAACGAACACCTTCAGTCGGTTGGGCTCCAGCATCTTTAGCTCCAGCAGCTGCCATTTTTTGCATAGGATCTTTGATAGCTTTATCTCCTTTGCGCTTTTTAGCAGTACCAGTCGCGTCTGCGGCCTTATCAACTGAAGCAACCGATGCTGCTTCGGCATTTTTCGGATCATGACCCATTGCTTCCTCCACGTTATTTTCGTCACCGTGGAGATCACCAATGACATCCTGATTTTCGTTATTATCAGCCATTATTTGACTCCCTATATTTTTTTAGTTTTAAGTAACGAGAGGAAATTCTTAAACTCACGAACCTGTGTTTCATACAGTCCTTGCCGTGGAGCATTTTTAATTTCAGTCTCCATTTTTTCAACAGCTCTTTGCTCGATAATGCCGTTATTCCAAACCCATTCTACACCTTCCATAATCCCATTAACAAATGCTCCAGGTGCAGATGGATCTTGCACGATATCAATCGCGTTAAGAATAAAGTCGTTTTTAACGTACATTGCGTCATTACGTTGCTCTAAGCTCCCCATACCACGAGTCGAAACGCCCAGTTGAACTCCACCTTCGAGTAAACCTTTTACGATATTCCCCATTGGAGTGTCCAATACTGTGGCTTTCCCCATAACATCGTCTCCCTCGAATACGAGTTCATCGATCTTATGCGAAACTTTATCTAAATTTACGGTCGGCCCTTCTGGGTGATTCAATTCACCAACTGCTCGACCTTTAGAAACTTGTTCTCCGGTATACTTACCAATGGCTTTTTCCATAATAGCCTTTTCGTAAATTCTACCGTTTCTATTTTTACTTTCTGCTTGCGCAAAAATTCCTTGTATAGCAAAAGATTTTTTGCCATTTTTCTCTTCAGTTAAAACCTGGAGATGTTGATCATGAAATTCTGATATTAGTTTCATATTAACCTCTCGGAAATTCTATTGAAGTGAAGTGTGTTGTAGTAGCACCTGAATGCACTTCATCATCAGCATCTTTCATCATTATGATAGGATTGTTAGGTGCTATCTGAAAGGATGTGCTCTGTGTATGATTAGTTATGGTATCAGCAGCTGTTCCCATTATATACAATACATTAGCTCTACTAACCGTCGAACGATTACTAGCTGTATTCAAATTATTTAATTTGGCGGTTAAAGGTTTGATTTGCATAGCCTATCCTTTATACTGTTTTAAAAATGTCATAATAGCTTTCTCAGCTTCCTTTTGTGACTTATACGCGTCGAGCCTATCACCATCAATATAACCGACATATTTTCCCATGTCTTTCAATATCTTAACTGGCATGCGTTTAACTCTTTTATTAAAAACCACCTGTCCTCTTGGTTTTCTACCCGCTAACTCTCTAATCTGTACAAAGTTCTTCATCTACATGCCCTTAGATATATTTATAACATTTAAGTTTTTTACTGTGATATTTATGTATCAGCCATCGTGTGCGTCTAATTCTTCTTCCTCTTCTTCATCTTCCTCAACTTCATCAGTATCCTCAAGGTCTTCATCTTCAACTTCAAGATCCTCTTCTCCATTTTCTGTATCTTCGTCATGATCTTCCTCTTCATCAGCTAAGTCAAGTTCAAGTTGTTCATCATTTTCTTCTTCAGGCTCAATGCCGTTATAAACTTGATTCGATAACTTAATCTTTTCTTGATCTAAGACATCGTTTATTCGAGTCCCCATTATATCACCAAAGACTTTATTTGCATTATTATAGTCTTGATCTAATGCGTGTTGTACCAATGCTGCCATTGGGTTTACTTCATTTTCTGTTTCATTTTCTTCTGCCATAATTTACTCCTGTTAAAAAATTAATGTGTTAAGAATCCTGCTGGTACAGAGTACGTTAAACTGTTACCTCTCAATATGGTTCCTTTGTGGTTAATTCCGCCGCTTCCACCAGTAAAACCAAGCTTCATTCCTGCGTTTCCATTTCCAGAATAACTACCAATTTCCCAACCAGCGTCTGTTCCAGGAACTTTATTACCAAAGTCGTTATTGATACTAAACCAAGTTTGACCATTACTTGTGTCGTATGCAAATCCTAAAATAGCACCTACTTGCATTGTTGGACTTATAGAAGTAGCACTACCTCCTGGATAGCGTGTATTTCCACTTTGATAAATCAACGAACAAGTATTGCCACCATAATTTGCTGCACTTGCTCCAGCACCTGCATCAACCAAGCCTATCATTAAGTAGGTAGTTATTGAATCGATCCTAACTTCGAAATATCTTTTGCCAGTCATCAAAAGACCAGACATCGCAGTATTAACACTATTTGAAACTTCAGCATGATACTGATCTGAGTTAGTTCCATTTCCTTCGCCAGATCGATCAGTAATACCAGCGAGACTAGGATCAAAAGTTATTTTTTGGCCAAAAGCTATTTCCAACGTAGATGATGATGCTGTAGTTTTTATCCCATCACTCGCTAAATATCTAAGATTCAACGTTTGTTTAATACCAACACCTCCATGAGAATCTAAACCAGTTGCAGCTCGAGACAAAAATCTATAAGTTGCGGTTTTATCACCATTTGCATCAGCTGAACTTAAACTTATTTGAGCAGGATGTGCAAGGTGTGGTGGCAAATTACTAGAATCGTTTGTATAAGCTACTTTATCACTATCTGATAGATAATCTATATCATAAGTGATTGGAAATCCTCCTGGATCTGTAGCTTTATAAGTAATTTGAGCAGAATCTGCTGTTGAACCCACGCCAGATTCTATAGTAGTAACTGCAGTTGGAGCTGTTAAAACAGTTGGTGCACCATCAGCACCAAATCCTGATTTTCTTCTTGCTCTAGTTATCGCCATTTGTTTTTTCCATTTTTCTGTTTGTAAACTTAAACATTATTGATATTTAAATCCAGTTGGTAAATCATAATCACCAGTTTTTCCTAACTTTACAGTTGCTACCATAGGAG